GCCCCCACTCATCATGCGCTACTGGTTGGATTTGCCCACAGACCCAATCGATCCATACGTTTCGGCTCCACGTGCGCCAGTTGTACCACGCTGTCGCCACGCTGCAAGCCTCGAAGAGCCACTCGAGCGCAACCCACCCGTCCCTCAGCTTAGCCCTGATGACCTTCTGCGCGAACATCCGATCGATGGTGAGCCGTGGTGGCTCATGGGCACCTTGGCGGTAAACCCGCTTGTAGTCGATCGTTGGTAGGCGTACTTCTTCGACTCTGCTGCGTTCGCTGGTAGCTGCCGCCTTCCAAGACTGCCCTTCCACAGCCTCCAACACTGCCTCGCTCGCTGCTCGTGCGACTACTGGATCGGCTAGGTGGCCCCCCAAGGACTGCATGTTGTTGGCTGCGTGGTCTCGCACTCGCATAGGCACCATCTCTACTTCCGTACGAGCCGAGCGTCGCTTCTCCCACAACGATCCAGGCAACAAGTGCTCTTCCATCACCCTATACCACCTACGCCGCCGCCCATGAGTACGGCGTAGTCCTCTGCGCAGCTCCATTCCTAAGCCTCCACAACTTTTGGGAGTGCCTAAGCAGCCTTCCGCCTCAACACGCGAGCATCGCAGCATACCGCACAGATCTCGAATGCAGTGCGAGCGTACCTTGCACAGATCAGCACCGCGACCGGCGACTACCGACCACTGCGATGCAATGGATCGAGCGGACATCTTGCCTCCTGCCCAAGCGTTAGCATGGATGATGGACGGCACAGCGCGCACCATGTAGCCTGCCCGCTCCTTCTCGCTCAGCACCAGCCTGAGGTACTCTGTCCGACGTTCGGACAAGAAGAACTTCTTCGGGTTCACGGGAAGGACGGCTTCGTAAGCTCGCACGATCGAATACGCTTCGGCCCAACTGCGGACGAACATGATGAGGTCATCGCCCTGGAAAGCCAGCAACTCACGAGGGGGTTCCGAGACCCCCACGCTGTACACGACGCCTAGGAACTCTACGTAGTTGATGATGGTGCCGATGATCGACGTCCAGCGCCAGCCCGACAAGATACCACGCACATGCCTCCACGTTTTGCCCTGCCATCGGACCAAGCCGCTGCGCAGTCTGCCAACTACTCGCTCCTCCATCTCCATGTGGTACTCAGGCTCTGCGCTACTGCGACGCGCGTTCAAGCACACCCACCTGACGACATCCAAGATGAGCTGCATCCACGGCACGTGATCGAACTTGCTCTGGTCGATAGGCACACCAACGTGGCTGCCCATCACCTGCTTCCACGTGCGCCAGCGCTGCAACGCTGGGATACGGTTGCTCAGCGTAGTCGGGAAGACCGAGTCCAAGGCGTCTTCAGCACCCTGGGCCAAGTAGCTCATCTGTACATGCAGGGACCAGGGCGAGGACACGAGGTTGCGCAGCTTGCCCTTCTCGCGCTTTGGGAGCACAAGGTAGCTCACGGGCGTTGCATCAAGCAAAGCTCCTTCTAGCTCCTCCCGACTGCTGGCCAGGTAGGTGGAGAACTTGCTCTTCCTGCTACCCTCTAGTCCCTTTGCGGTGCTAGATCCGTTCACCAGCCACAGGCTCGGCTGCCTCAAGAACTCGTCACGAGGTAGCTGTACCGGCATCTCCATCACCTTGCCACGCAGCCTAGCCATACCATCTTCCACCAACAGACGCCTCGTACTGCCAGGCTGATCTTCCTCCTTAGGCACGTTCACCCAAGCTGCCAGCTCTTCAACGAACTCCGCAGCCTGTTGCCCATCCTCAGGCGTAGCCCCAAAGCATAGCTGCCAGTCCACGAGGAACTGCCAAAAGCTTGGGAACAGCTCCTCTCCATGCCGCTTTGCTACACCAGCCAGCTCCTTGCTCATCACGATGGCCTGACCATTGGTCATCGCACTCATCTGCAGCCTAGCGAAAACGCCTCCAACCAGTCTACGTACGTCATCCCCAAGCAAGTCGAATGCCAACCCTACATGCTCCCTCACCGTTCCTCTGCCAAAAGGCGCCCGCTGCGCTACGTAGGGCAGAGGTCGGTACTTACGTTGTACACCCTCGAACCACCGCTCATCCCATGCTACCGCTTGTTCTCTACCTAAACGTAGTCCAGTCGACAGTTCTTCCAGTTGGCGCCACGCCTTCTCAGCTTCCCGCAGGCAAGGTACAACCTCGCATGCTGTTGGGTCATCGCGTAGAAGGTTAGCAAGCGCTTTCCTAGAGGAATCGCCGCCTGAAAACCACGTTATCGCTGCTAGCGGGTTCCCCCCGCTAGAAGCGAAAAGCGGCGGACACAGCGGCATTCGCGGTGTGCGCTTGAACAGGCGCAGCCGCACCACCATGCAA